CGCCAATCTGCGGGTGCTGACCGCGACCTCATACCGCTTTGTTCCGCAGGTCTGGGCGGTCGGGACCACCTACGCCGCCGGCAACATCGTCATGGACGCCACCGGCGTCTACTGGATCAGCCTCGCCGGATCGAACACCGGGAACACTCCCGGCGGCGCGGTGACGGCGGGCTATCCGGCGTTCTGGTCGCAGTATTTCGGGCCGGTCCACGCCGACCTTTGGACATCGAACGCGGCCAATAACTATGACGCTGGCGATATCGTCTACAAGACGGGGCGGACCTATTACATCTGCATGGTGAACGCGACGGCGGGCACGGTGGACCCGGCGAGCGGCGCGCCGTGGGTGGACATCGGAGCGGAGACCGCCGACCGGATCGTGACCTTCAACCAACCCGCCGGCCCGGGCAAGAAGGTGCCGGCGACCACCGGGCGCAGCCGCAACATGTTCGCGCTGCCGAAGGGCTATCTGCGGATGCTGCCGCCGGACCCTTTCATCGAGAGCACGAGCCAACTCGTCACCTCGGCCGCGCTGCCGCAGACCGACTACCAATTCGAGGGTGATTTCCTCATCACGAATGACCCCGGGCCGATCCTGCTGCGATACGTCGCCGATGTCAGCAACGTCATGGAGATGGACGGTTTGTTCTGTGAGGGTTTCGCGGCGCGGATCGCCTACGAGTTGGCCGAGATGCTGACGCAAAGTCGCGACAAGGTAGCCGCTGCGTCGGCGGCCTACGCCGCGTTCATGGCCGATGCGCGGCTCGTCAACTGGCTGGAGACCGCAAACAGCGAGCCACAGGAGGAAGCCTATCAGGCTAAGGAGACAAACATGGCCCCGGCGGCTGCCCCGCAAGGAAGGTAGCCGATGGCGTACCAGATCGCCCTCGACATCGCTAACCGCGCCATCCAGCACCTTGTCGGCGTCAATCGGATTTATGCTCTCTACGATGACAAGACGCCGGTGGCGAAGGAGATCGCTTTTACCTACGACAAGGTGCGCGACGCCGAGCTGCGCCGCAACACTTGGCGCTTCGCGATCCGCAGCGCCGTCCTGCGTCCGATCACATCGGCCACGGTGCTATGGACGCCGCCGGCGTGGGTTGCGGCCACGACCTATGCGGCAGGGGCCGTCGTCAACTACACACCGACAACGCTCAACACTGCCGAGTTCGGCGCGAACCCGATCCCCTATCTGTGGTACTGCGACGTGCCGGTGGCGGGCTCGGCGAGCAATTCCGCGCCGGATATCGCGACAGCATGGCATCGCTACTTTGGACCGCTGACCTGTGAGCCGTTTGTGTCGGGCGACAACCCGCCGACCGCTCCGACCCTGAGCGCCGTCGTGTCCGGGGCGCTGGCGGCGGCAACCTATTACGTCAGGACCACCTACATCACCACGACCGGCGAGACGATGCCGAGCGGTGAAAGCTCGCTCGCGGTGGCGGCCAACAGCGTGCTCCGGGTGACATCGCCTGCGGCGCAGACCGGGGCGACGGCGTATCACGTCTATGCCGGCACGACGGCGGACGAAGAGACCCTACAGACCGGGACCGGGGCGATCACCATCGGCACCGACTGGACGGAGCCGACGAGCGGTCTCGTCGTCGGGCGCGGGCTGCCGCTGGCCGAGACCAACACCGACCTGCCGGGGTTCTGGGCCGGCGAGATCACCGTGCTTAACGCCACGGTCTACACCTCGCTCGTGTCGAGCAACGTGGACGCCCCACCCTCGGGCAAATGGCTGGCGCAGGGCGGCACGGTCGCGCCGCTCAATGTGCTCTACCCGCTTGGCTCCGGCCCCTCGGTAAATGCCGGGGCGCGCAACGCCTTCCGGCTGCCCGCCGGCTTTCTCCGGCTGGCTCCGTCCGATCTCTCGGCGGACTTCAACGCCTATCTCGGCGCGCCCACGGGCCTTCCAGACGAGGATTGGGTCCAGCAGGGCAATTATCTCATCAGCCGTTGCGTCGGGCCGCTGCCGATCAATTTCGTCGCCGACGTGGTGGACGTGTACGAATTCGACTCGCTGTTCTGCGAGATGGTCGCCGCCCGCATCGCGACGGAAGTGGCGGGGGCGAGCGGCGTCTGCGACCGGGCGGATGTGGGGCCGTCCAAGCGCGACGCGATGGTGCATTATTTTGCCGAGCGCCGGCAGGCGTACCAGGCCAATTCCGTTCTCCAGGGCCGCGCCGCGACGCCGCTCAATCGCTATATCATCGCGCGGCTCTAATGGCCCGCTCGGCTCATCATCAGAGCGCCTTCCTCGGCGGGGAATGGTCGCCGCTGGCGCAGGGCCGCAGCGATCTTCCCGGCTACAAGCAGGCGATGAATGTCTGCGTCAACGGGATGCCGATCGAGGAAGGCGCATGGACCCGGCGCTCGGGCTTTCAGTTCATCGCGCCGACCCGCAACCGGCTGATCGCCAAGCTGTTGCCGTTCCTGTCGACGACGGCCTCGTACCTGCTGGAATTCACCAACCTCAACGTCCGGCTGTTCGCAGGCACCTCGCCGCTCTTTACGACCAATCACCCGACCGTCAACACGTCCGCGCTGTCGGCTCAATTCCTGACGCTGGGCGTTACCAGCGCGAGCGGGTTTGTCGTCGGCGACGACGTGATGCTGTGGGCACCCCCGACGCTCGACTATGCGGCGATCGGTCCGTTCCGCAACCGGGTCATGCAGATCACGGCGATCTCCGGGACCGACATCACCGTGGGCGACGAGACCGGCGCGGCGTTCGGCGCGGGCGTAACGAGCAGCGCCAACGCGCTGGCAACCTGCGTGCTCTATCAGATCGTGCGGATGGCGACACCCTGGACTGGTGCCACGACGATCGCCAATCTGCGCGGCGTCCAGGCGGACGACCAGGGTGCGACCAACGAAATCATTCTGTCCGCTTCGTCGCGGCCCTATGAACTGAGGATCACGCCGAAAGCATCCATCAGCCTCGCCGCGTTCACGCTGGAAGACGGTCCCTACCTGGACCCGCAGAGCGACGTGGCGACGGTCAGCGGCTACAGCGGCTCGATCACGCTGACGGCAACGACGACCACCTTCCCGGCAACCGATGTGGGGCGCAGCGTTCGCCTATTCTCGCAACCGGCGGCATGGAACTCCGGCACGACCTACGCCTATGGCGCCACTGTCACCTACGGCGGGGCCTGCTGGCAGTCGATCGCCTATGGCACATACTCCACGCTCAATGTCGGCGTCACCCCGGGCACGATGGCGACGTCAGGCTCGGTGCAAGTCATGGTTTGGGCGCCGGCGCCCACTGCCGGCTCGTGGGCCTGGGGCTACATCACCGCGGCCACCGGCACGACAAGCTGCACTGTTGCCATCTCGACCCTTTCGTTGGGGCTTCAGAGCGCCAATGGGGCGACGCTGACCTCCTGGCGGCTCGGCGTCTACACGGCGGGGCAGTATCCGACCTGCGGCTCTTATCACGAGGGGCGGCTGTGGCTGGGCGGCGCGTTGCCTAACCGGATCGACGGCAGCAGCAGCAACGACCCCAACAATTTCTCGCCGACCGATCCCTATGGCATGGTAACGGACGCCCACGCCATCGCTCGCGTGCTCAATTCGGATGACCTCAACGTCATGCGCTGGATAACCTCCGACTCGCAGGGTCTGCTCTGCGGCACCGCTTCGGCCGAATGGCTGATCCACGCATCGACAACCTCCGACCCGATCACGCCGACCAGCATCCAGGCGGATCGCGTCACCAAATACGGCTGCGCCTTCGTGGAGCCGCGCCGCGTCGGGATGGTGCTCATCTTTATCCAGCGCTACGGCCAGCGGGTCATCGAATACCTCGCCGACGCTTTCTCGGGCCGGTTCACCGGGCGGCACCTTAACGAGCACGCCAAGCACATCACGGCGGCGGGCGTGACCGAACTCGCCTATCAGGAAGAAAAGGCGCCGATCCTGTGGGCGCGAATGACGGACGGCACGCTAGCCGGCTGCACCTACCGCCGCACCAGCCGGTTCGTGACCGAGATGCCGCTGTTCCAGGGCTGGCACCGCCATCCGCTCGGCGGCAGCTACGCCGGGACACTGGTGCGGCCGATATCGAGCATGGCGACGCTGCCGAGCGATGACGGGCTAAGCGATCTGCTCTACGTCGCGACCTCGGATACCGCGCTGGCGAATGGCGCGATCGAGGTCATGCGGCCGATCTTCGAGGATGCCTAGTTGTGGCGGGCATGATATATAGCCCCTCGCTGGCGGCAGCCCGGAAAGCAGACGGGCCGTCGAGGGTTTCGCCATCCCCAACACAGTGTCGCTTGCGGCGCTTGAGGTTTTCCGAAGTACTGGACGCACTACGGGGTCGCTCCCTGAGTTGGCGGCCGGGAAAGAAAATGGGATGGAGCCGGAGTAGCGACCGGTCCGCCAGCATCTTCGAGGACGCCTGATGCCTGCGCTCAGCAAAGGCTTCTTCTGCGACCGCTCGCCGGGGCGCGGACTGGTCACGACCGCGACAAACAACTCGCCGCCGGGCGACATCACGGTCGTCGTGGGCGAGAAAAAGAGCGGCAGCGCCTCGGCGACGACCGTTGTGCTGGTCGTCAATGCGGCGATCGGAGACACGCTGCTTGCCTGGGTCTACTCGCACGACGATAATGTGACGAGCGTGTCGGCGGCGAGCGGTGTAGCCGGGGGGTTCGCCGCCAGGGGCGGCGTCGGCACGCACCTCAAATTCTTTACCGGCTATGTGACCGCGACGATGACCGGCGTGAACGTCACGGCGACGGTCAGCGGCACCAACGGCACCTCGTTCATCATCTTGCCGATCCGGGGCGCCTACAACAGCACTTTGGGTTTCTTCGATCCCAATGCCATCTTGCCGGTGACGGCGGGGCCGAACGACAGCGCCGGGCAGCATGTCCAGATTTCGACGACCCACCCGCGAGCGATGCTGGTCTACGCCTGCGGGGCGAAGGGGCCGCTCGTGAATATCGGCGATCCATCGGGCTGGATCGGCATCGCCAACACGGGCTTTGTCCTGGCCGATCTCGGGGCGTGGTACAAGCTGGTCAACAGCGCGCAGACCTTGCTCGACGTGAACCCGGCGACATCCGATGCGCATGAAACGTCGTCAATCGGCGACGGCATCAACGGCGTGGTGCCGTAATGGCCGGCTTCGGGCTCATCGGCAAGGGGCTCAACGCCATCGCCAACGTCGATCAGGACATGCAGATTTGGGGACTGTATCACCTGATTGGCTCGACGGTATCGGTCGCGATCCTCGGGCTCGATCTCGGCGACTTCACGGTGGCGACGGATGGTTCGGTCACGGTATCGCTGGTCGATACCGTCACCCAGACTGCCTCGTGGTCGGCGGCCGAGTTGATCGCGGCCAATGGCGACTATGGCGAGGCGACGACCCCGATCTCGGTCAAGAACGGCGGCGCGGCGGTCCAGGTATCCGTGTCGATCGTCATCGGCGTGGCATACGTATCGCAGGGCCAGCGGTTGCGCGCCGCGGCGGCCGACGACACGAAGACGCCGACCGGCCCGGCGCTCGGGATGACGCGGCGCGCGCACCGCTTCGCCGCGCTGTTCCAGAATGTCGTCTCCGTGCGGGTCGGATCGTCGCTGACCCCGACGCCAGCCGGCGATATGCTGCAAGTCATCTTCACCGACGCGGCGGGCGGCGCGCTCGCCGACGGGGTGCCGTTCAGTGGGGTCTATGAAAGCCCGGTCGTTGATGATTACAGCTTCGACGGCATGTTTTCGTGGCAGATCGAACGGCCGTATCCCTGCACGATCTGCTCCGCGACCTCGTTTATCGAGACCGAGGAACGCTGATGGCGACGTTCAGCTTTCCATCCTATGGCGGGGGAACCACGGCAAGCCGAGCGTTGCGGGCGCAGACTATCCCCGCCGGATCGCGCGACCTCACACCTGACGCCCCGCCTATCGGCGGCGATCCCTATGGGCGCTGGGCGGCGGCGGGCGGTGGCGGTAGAGGCGCGGCAGGAACGCCAGCGCCTGATACGGCGCTTTTGCGCGGCATCACGTCGGACATCACGAACCTTCAAGGACTGGCGGCGCAGAACGAAGCCAGCGCTCGGGCGCAGGCGACGGAGGCCGAGGGTGCGCGGCTTGAGGCCGAAGCCTATGGCACGGTCGGGGCCATCGCCCGCGAGAACGCCACGATCGAGGGCATCAGCGGCAACATCAAGCAGCTCCAAGCGGCGCGTTCGGTGCGGCGCACCATCGGACGCCAGCGGGCCGAAACGGCGGCGGCTGGGTTTGCCGATGCCGGCAGCTCGCTCGACATCATGCGGGCGAGCCTTCAGGAAGGCGATCTACAGGATCAGATCATCAACTCGCAAACCAGCATCAATCAGGGCGGCTTCCTCGCGCAGGCGGCGGCCGCTGATGCTTCCGGTGCCGGGGCAACATTGTCCTCGAATGCGGCGCTTGACCTGTCCAAGAGCTATGCGGCGGCGGGGCAACTTGCCACGGCGAACGCGGCGGCAGAGACCAAGGCGTTGCAGGATTATCTCCGCTCGACCGGCGGGATCAACGATCCGACCCGGGAG